AAAGATTTTAAGATTAAAGAGTTAAATCTTTAGTCTTAATAAACTAGCTAGATAGAGTGCTAGTATAAAAAAATCTACTATCGAGAGTTGCTACTCTTTCGTGAATAATAAAAGTAGCACTTACTATCAATGTTTATAATATGAATATCCCTAACTTTTATATTATAAAGGATAGTTTTTCAGTAAAGTATTTTATACTTTTGGCAGTATGGTGATGGGGTGGATAAACTGAATGTAAAAAATTATAAGAATAGGGCAAGGTTAAGCTAACTTTCCTTCGGAATGCTAAAAGTTAGCACTTAAATTAATTAACTTGGAGAATAATTATGAGTAAAGAATGGGAAATAACAGAAGTTGTGACTGTAATAAAGAAAGTAGAAGTCAAAGCAGATAGTTGGGATAAAGCACAAGAAATATATGATTATCAATACCATGAGTTAGATTGGTATGTAGATGAAGAATATGTAGATGATTATGAAATAGAGGAGATAGAGTGATGAATGATATAACAAATAATAATGACGTAATAGATAGTCGAGACATACTTGATTACATAGAAAAGTATGAAGATGATAAAGACTTTAAAGATGAAGTAAAAGCATTACAAAGTATAGTAAATGAGTATTGTGATAACTATACTGAGGGCTTGAAAGACTTAGAGTTTGGAGTATTTTTTATTAGAGATAGTTATTTTGAAGATTATATGTGGGATTTCTTTTTAGAAGTCAACCAAATAGATGAAGCTTTAGAGTGCTATGTAGACATAGAAGCTTTTGCAAGAGACCAACAATACAATTACGATACTGTTGATTTTGATGGTATAGAGTATTGGTATCAACAAAGTTAAAGGAGAATGATTATGAGTAAAGAACTACATGAAGATATGTTATGGCAACAGATAGAACAGGAAGTTATGACAGAGCATGAGGATGGCTTACTAGAAGAAGAGATATTTACTTACTCTAGGATAGGACTTGATGCAGATGATGATAGAGATGAGATATTGTATGAGATTATGGAACAAAGATTTAGAGAGAGGTGTGTATGAAATATAAAGTATATACAAAATGGATTGGCTATTCTGAAATAGAAGTTGAAGCAAAATCAAAAGATGAAGCTAAAGAAATGGTTGATGCAGGAGACTTTAATCCTAATAATGAAAAATTTACATTTAATGGCTTGGATTATGGTGGAGATGAAGAAGAAGTTTATGATGTAGAGGAGGTAGAATGAGTATGAGTTTATATACGAGAATAGAAGACGTAGCAGTTCGAGACTTTGAGTTCTTGCGACTGCTATCCAAAGAAAGTTTAGATGTATTGGTTGATAAAGTCTTTGCACACGTCAGAGACTATGAAGGTGAAGACAGTAAGGAAGGTTTTATCCATCAATGTATCATGGAAGAGGTGGCTCATTTAGTAGCTAAAGGTTTACTACTTGAGCAGAATTAATAAAATTGTCACACAATTGTCACATAACAGTCATGGAATTGTCACAATAGTGTGGTAGACTACATAACTTATAAATAACTTGGAGAAGTATTATATGAAAAATAAATTAAAGAAAGGAGATACAGCTTATTTTTTTGATTGGGCAAATGAACATAAAAAAGTTCCTGTTGTCATTCAAAAGGTAAAGAGAAAGTATTGTGATGTGAGTGCTTTGAACACATCAAAGAATTACGTTAATGTTTGGGAAGATTGGGATGTTCCAATAGAATATCTTAAACCTACCAAAGATTTTACTGTTGAAGGTAGTGGTTGCTCTTTGCTTGGGCAATTTATTATTTGGAAAAAGTAATAATAAAAACAATGACACAATACAAGTATAAAGTTCTACAAAGAAAACGAGAACTAGAACAAGAAGGACTTGATAAAGAGTGGAGTTTTATGGAGGCTAAGTATGACAAAGGTAAGTTAGTCTCCATAACTACAGGATTTAAGAGTGGCAGAAGGTTAACTGAGTATACAGACAAACGCAAGAAGGACAAGGAAGAATGGCAGTAAGAGGCAAGACAATACAAACTATAGACCATGTGAAAAAGAGTTCCTCACAGGGCATAGGAGGGCGTGGTAGACGTATTAAAATAGCAATGTCTACTATGAACAAAAACAAAAAGCGAACTTATAAAAAATATCGAGGGCAAGGCAGATGAAAGTTAAAATATTAAAAACTAAAGTAAACATTGAACTAACTCCTAGTGAGTATCATAATATGGTTTCTAGGTTAAATCAATTAGATAGTGTGTTAAGTACATATAATGAAATGAATGATTTGTATATATCAGACATTCGTAAGTTATATAAAATTAAGTGGGATTTAAGAGAAATATTAGATGCTCAATGGAATAGTGAAAAATATAAATATGTAGTGAGAGGAAAACAATGAGTAATATGTTTGGCATAATCATAGTGTTTACTTTTATGATGGCTTGTTTGATAGCTACACTATTAATTGTAAGGGATAATCAAGATGATTAAAAGATTTTTTTATTGGGTGAATGAGTGTTGGAACTTAGTAATGAATGCTAAGTATAATCCATTGCGATTTATTCCAGACCCATCAATCCAATCTTACTTTATGTTAGTATTATTTACTATGTGGAGTGCTTACTTTGGTTTTGTTGCTATCTTTTATATGGGTTGGTTGGGTTATGATATTATGACAAGTGTGATAGTGCATTTATCAGTTCTAATTCCTGTTGTTTTTACCAATGCAGTATTCAGAGATGCAGAGAGAGATGGTGCTAAGTGGTACTTACATTTAAAAGAACAAGAAAGAATAAGAAAACTCTTTACTAGCAAAAAGAATATAGTTAAATGGGACATAGACAAGGAGGCATAATGAAAGCAACAATGACAAAGGCAGAGTACCAAGAGTTTGTAGAAGCTGTTGATGAGATAAAAAGAAAAGCTAATATAGATATTAATCATAGTGTGACGTATGATGGTGACAGTTTTATAGTAGAGATACTAGACGAAGATATAAACTTGGAATATTTAGATGAAATATTACTTGACAAAGAGGAGCAATTATGATACAATTCAGTATCTTGAGCAACCGAACAAGCCCTCTATCTCCAAGTATTAGTAGGTTTGGTTCTAACCACAACTCCGAGAGTAGTTGGCTCAACACTCTCACTAACTTTAACAACTTCAAACTTAATCATAGGAGGTAAATATGATAGTAGAAGGAACTGCGTATTGGGCAAGTATTAAGACACCTAATACGACTTTTGAACCTGTGTATACAGTCAACCTTGTTGTTGACCAAGAGACAGCAGATAGTTTTGCTGGACGTGGACACACAGTAAAGCAGATGGATGAAGGTCCAGCTTTAGTTATCAAGCGAAAGGTGAATGGTCCTAATGGTATGATTAGGAATGCACCCAGATTACTTGATGCTAACAAGCAAGACATCAATCTAGCTGTTGGTAATGGCTCTAAGGTAAGAGTACAATGTAGTGAATTTGAATGGGAGTATGCTGGTAAGACTGGCAAAAGCCTTGACCTACAGGGTGTTCAAGTCATAGAGTTAGTGGAATATAAAGCAGAGGATGGCTCTGAATTTTTTGATAGTAACGAGGAGTTTTAATTATGACTGATGAAAATAATCCACAAGTCACATACAAAACAGATAGTGGAGTGTATGATGTACTACAACTTTCGCAAGATGCTCAAGGTTTATTCAACATAATAGTTGAGTGTACCAATGAGGTCAACAACTTGCGTAGGAGAATTGCTGTACTTGATTCGGCAGTTCAAAACTTCAATGGTCAAATGCAAGAACATCTAACAGATGATGCATTGATTGAGGAAGATAGTGAAGAGGAAGCTTCAGTAGAAGAAGACTCTTAACGACAACGAGGTGTGCAGAAAATGTGGATAGCACTTAAAGTATAAATCCAGTTTGGCACGGTAGTCCATACATAGTATCGGCTTAGATGTCATATGAACAACGCCTCACTTTTTATAGGAGATAGAATTGAATACAAAATTTATTAAACATAAGCTACCCTGTCCCAAGTGTGATAGTAGTGATGCTGTTTCTTTGAATGCTGATGGGTCTGCTAAATGTTTTAGCTGTAATACTTTTTTTCCAGACTATGACAAAGCAGATGATATGAGTACAAATACTAAC